GGAACCCCACGCTGACATATTAGCCCGCCAAGCTGAATGTGTAAGTCACAGACAAAGTATCGCTATTCACTACAGAACGGTCACCGGGTGAGCCAAAGTCAGCCGCTGAGAACAAAGTCCCAGTTGTACCACTCTTAGCACTACCGCTGGTCAGGAACGCCCCGCCCACAGTTGTTGTGCCATTGATGTTAAACGTAGCAGGAGAAGCTGAGTTAGTGACTACTGAAGGGTTAGCAGTTGTAGCCGTTACAAACGTAGCCGCCACACGGGTTGCATTGCTGTAAGCCACAACCTCAGTCCAGCCAGCGTGAGAAGACATCGTGTCGCCAGCCGCAGGGGTGTTTGATGCACCAGCACCGTACAGGCCAAGATACCAAGTGGTAATCTGAGTGACTGAAGTCAAAGCAGAACCGGCCATGTAAGCCAGACCAACGTTGACTACCAAGTTCTTAGACTGGGCTTCCCATTTCAGGTTACCGTCTTTGTCATGGCACTTGATTTCAAACAGGCCGGTAGCTTTTGCTTCCTCACCGGCTTTAAGATTACAAGTCAGACCGCTAGAAACATGGTCGGTGGCTGTGAGTTTTTCCGTGGTCATATTGACTCCTTAATTAGAAGAACGAATCAATGCTGCTGTGGCTGTATTAGCAGGCATTGTGATGGTAAACGTGGTTGTAGAAGTCTTGTCAGACCCAAAGTCCAACACAGCAATAGATGGCTTACCTGCAACTGTGTCGTTATAGATCAGGGCACACCTTGCTGTTAATGCGGCAGTCCAAGATATATTAGGAAACCCGACATAGGCCGTGTACCCTGAAGATGCTACCGTAATAGGCGTTAGTATTGCCCCACCAGCGGCGTAAGTGCCTGTATTAGCTACTTCATTAGTCGCACTGTACACAGTCGTGTCTTCGTTCAAATCCGCGCTGGCTGTGTACAGGGCGATCTTGATAACATCGGTCGTCAGATCATGAATACCTTGATACAACTGCGCTTTAAAGCTGGTAGTTTGGGTTTGGACAATTGCCATATCAAGTTACCGCTTGTCTAAATTGACCAGAACGATAAGCGTCCTGACGCTCCATACCATCACCCAAACGTTTAGCTAATGCAAGTGCTTCCATAAACTTCTGGTTGTACAAACCCATCATGTCCGCCTCACCCTTCATGTAGGTGTAAGCCTCAACCAAAGATGCATACAACAACACAGGGTCAAAGTTATCACCTAGCCATGAAGTGTAGGGAGAAACTGTAATGCTTGGTGGATAGAAGAAATAGTGCAACTCCGCTCCGTATGCAGCGTCTGGTGTTGGACCAAGAATAAAAGTTAACTCTGCCGCGTTATCCGAACGAGGGCCAAACAGCGCATAGTACTTGGGAATTCCTGTGTCTGTGGGCTGTGGATACGCCTGCCGAATGAAGTTAACATCTTTATTTAACAAGTACTCGTACTCACCACTGGCGTTAATGATAGCCAATGAATACACCGCTAAAAAATCCAACGGGCATTGCAGATACTTGTTGTTTGTTGTAGTTACGCCTGTCACATTTTGGCGAAGCGACGGAAACTGTACAGAATTAAATATACGCTGCTCAGCCTGCGTAACGAACACGGGGATATTAGCCACGAAATCTGCTTCCGTGTTCTCCGTGTACGCTTGAATAGCAGCGCTAAGTGCGGCGTAATTCATGCCATTGGGCCTCGGGCAATTGTGCCTTTGGTTGCCGCGCCGTTACCACGGGTAACGATACCAGTTGTTTTGGTTTCGGTTACACCATTGTTAATAACACCAACGCTCATTTTCATGGTGTTAAGGCTACTAATGCTAGAAGACTTGCCGGGGTTTTCCGACATCACTAAAGCCTTACCGTTCATTTTGTGCGGTGCAGCATAAGTATCGGCATCACCAACTTCTTTACCCATCATTTTTTTGCTAAATGTAGCCATGATTAACCTCGTTTCTGATTAGCGATTTTGGCCAAATTGCGTCCCATAGACAGCATGTCTGCATCAGTTTTGCCGCCTTTACCGCCCTTACCGCCTTTTAGAGCAGCTGATGTGGGGCCACTATCGCCTAGATTTGTTCCTTCGGTTTTGCCTTTTTTAGCAATGCCGTCTGCTGTTTTTTTAAATGCCATATTAAGCTCCTTAATTTACTGTAACTGTACCAACAAATGTTGTTGCCACCAAGTAATTTGGCGTCAAAACTGCATCAAAATTAATAGACCCACCTACTGGGTTCCAGCCCCACTGAATATCCCGCGAACCACTAGTCGGATTGCCAGCAGTATTTACACCCGCCGTGTAATAAGTCGAATCCCTACGAGGCTCACGCACAGCTTGCGGATCATCAACTGGATACATACCCAGTTGTAACTGTGGTTGATCGGGATCCCAGCACTCATCACATACAAGCAAGTTATAGACTTTAGTCTTGATAATTTCTTTGCGTAGAGCGGTTAATTTAAACTGAAAGCCACATCGGTCGCATATGGCAATACTGTTCTTACCGGAAGCAAACCGATTACCCATCAGGTGCCCCCTCCGATAAACATCTGACGAGGTACAAAGCGTATAGCAGCCTTTTCTCGATCTTCATCAGCGGCTAACTGCCAAGCTTCATCGTACTGTTGTTTTAAGACAGGTAAGCGCTCAGCACCCCCCTGAATTTTAAGGGCCAAATAATAAGCTAAGCCTGCCACCATACAAGGTAGGAAGCGAAAAGGTACGTCCATTGTACGTACACCGCCACCAGCATCATCAATACGGCGCATACGCCAGTAAACAAACTGATATGTTGCGGTATTGTCTGGGGTCGGCCAAACAGTTATAGAAGGTAGATTCTGCGTGTATACAGCCGCGCCTGTTGAGTGCGTTGCCGCAGTTGTACCATTCTGACCGCGGAAACAGTTAGTAAGCACGTTGCCAGAGATATAGCCGTACTGAATGGTCTCAGAATCAATCAACAAGAATCCTGTAGCAGGTAATCCAACCACTGAAGTCAGCGTAATTGTGGTAGCCGTAGCCGTGATTCCACCATTTAATGTAGTCCCTATGGACGATGTTTGACCATCCAAACGCTGATACCACACCTGAATAGGACGAGCCTGTTGCAGTTTATTGGGGATAGTGGCGTAAGTAGAAACACTAATACGCGTAATTGTTAAATCAGACTGCGTAGCCACATTACCCGCGCCCGTGCGAATAACATGCTCAAGTAGATCCACTGTATCTACGGGTAGTGCGTAGGTGTTTAGACCCGGAGTCAGGTTAATTGTCCCCTGCTCAAACGTCCACATGTTGACACCGCGGTTTGCCCAATCAGCAAACATCAAATTTAATGAACGACGGGCTGTACGTAAATCGTAGCCCGTACGCAACTCCGAACCAGCACGTTCAAACGCTTCCTCAACCAACTCAGTAAGGTCAAGGTTAAACGCTGTGGTTCCTGAAGTGGTCATCTAAATCCTGCCGTTTTCTTTGCAATTGTTTTTGGTTGGGCTACGAATTGTTTTCCGGCCTTTTTGCCCTTACGTTTCGCCAGCGTTGTTGCAGCATACTCAGCAGGGCTGAGACTTTTGATCGCAGCGCTTGGAAGGTATCTTTCACCAGTGTCAGAAGATTTTTTACCACTTTTGGTTCTCCATTTTTGGTCGCCCCAATCTTTTAATGATTTTTGAGGCGCTTTCATTGTTTAGCATCTTCTTTTTCAAGAAGCTCGTTGTCAATGTCTTCGTCTGTTAAATACTTTTCAATACCACAATCACAAGGACCATTGTCATACACAAAACAAGTGTGTGCGTGTTCAGTCACGGTAACCGCCTCCAGCATCTTTATATCGTTTAGCCATTAGCTGAGCCTTGCGAGCCGACCACTGACCTGCGCCTGTGCCCTGTACTGCGGCAGCTTTAACGCTGTTAAAAATACGTTTGCGTAAATCAGGTTTGGTGTAGTTGCCAGCTTCGTTTACCTTAGACTTTACTTTACCGCCTTCAGCATACTGCGTAAAGTCCGTGTCATCCCGGCGAGCCTTACGCTTACCTTTGGGCATCTTGCTTGGGGATATGGCCCCCATGCCACGGCTAGCCATCATGGTTACACCATCTTTCCGCGAGTTTTACCCTTGGTAACACAACCATCAGCACGGCTAGAAGCAGTCATACCACCGCCAGCGTAGCCCATGTCACTGATCTTTTTACGATCTTTAGCGTCTTTAGCGTCTTGTTTTGATTCTTGCATAGCATCAAAGTTAGCTGGCTTCTTGACGCCACGAGACTCTCGTTTCATCTCAGCGTTGGACTCACGTTTGGCAGTTTCAGCAGCCTCAAGACGATCTTCATTTGTCTTTCTAGGACTCATAGCCATTGCCGCAGTTGCGGCAGCGCCCGCAGCCCCAAAACCTGCTCCCAAATAGTCTAGCGCTTCTTGGTCATTACTTTTATGACGATATTGTGGGATGTTATACCCACCCCCGCCACCAGAATCTGGTTTGTCGTTGAGTCTACGTCTCATAATATTTCCTTAATAGATTTTGCCGCGGGTCTTGCCTTTGGTAGCAATACCATCAGCGCGACTTGATGCAGAACTTACAGAACCGCCAGAAGCGTAGCCTCTGACTTTACCGCCACGTTTGTAACCAATTGCGCCACCAGTAGTGTCAGTTTCATCCAATGATTTTTTTCTAAAACGATCAGCAAATTTTTCAGCGGCTGCTTTTGCTTTATCCATTGCGCTAGGAGCTGCTTCTTTAAATTTATCAGCATTTTTAGGGCCGCCCATCCAAGACATTGGATTAGTCACAGATTCACGACCAGCGGCGGGTACTTCACCAGAAAATTTACCAGCATTCTTAGGACCAGCCATCCAAGATAATGGATTTGTAACTGATTCACGTCCAGCGGCTGCTGTTCGCTCAGCAGCTTTAGCGGCTTTAGCGGCATCGTAAGCACCTTTACCGTACTTGTATGCTCGATACCCTGCGTAGCCTAAACCCGCAGCAGGGCCAGCAAGAGCTGATGGATCATCAGCCAATGCTTTTTGCGCCCTCTGTTGCATATTTGGAATATCTAAACTTGGTTTTGTTGCCGGGGTGCTACCCATAGGAGTTCTACGGCTCTCATTGCCAAAATTAACATTGCGGTTGGTTTCATACGCTGCAAGTTCTTCAGCTGTAGGACCGCGTTGATTGCCCGGAGAAGGACTTACTGCACCGGGATTTTTTTTAAAACCTGTAGCAGGTTTAGGCGCTGGAGTAACAGTAGCAACACCGGGTTTTACTGGTAGTTTTTTAATGGCGGGAGGTTTATTAGGCGCAGAAGCAGAAGGTAATTCGTCATCAAACTTCTGTCCGTGTGGACCAGAACCCGGTTCAATAAACATATCTTCTTGATCACCAGATGTTTTTTGATCCGAAGCATCTCTATCAGCCCATCTGACTCTCTACACCGCCTTTTTTGCTTTTGTTAGCCATCAACATGCCAAGCCCTGCAAGGGCGGCAATACCAGCTAAGTCTTTGCGTCGTGCCATGATTACTCCTTAGCAAACCCTGCCGCCTTTTTTGAGCATAGTACCTTTGGTTTTGCCTTTTGTAGCAACACCATCAGCGCGTTTGGAGGCGGAACCACCATTAGCGTAACCCATACCGCCCATGTTCATCTTCTTGGCTTTAGTCATGCCGCCGTGTTTCATTTTGCCAACGCCATCAGCCGCAAAGTCGGGAACCATTTTGTTGCCTTTATTGACCATGTTTAAACCGCCGTCTGCGTATCCACCCATATTCATCTTTTTCATGGGTTTTTTCTTAGCCATCATTGCCATCATTCCGGGATTCATTTTGGAAGCCATAGTATTACCACCTTTAGAAAATAAGCCTGATTCACCGTGATTGGTCTTTGGCTTGTTGATTGATTGGACATCAGCTCGGGTTCTTGCACCACCAGAGCCAAATGTTTTACCTTTACTCGACCCACTAAACTCTTTTGCCACAGACACAGGTATACCCGCAGCTTTTGCAAACTTTGGGTTATGAGCCGCAGCGTCCATAAACTTTTTTTGTTTTTCACTCGTCGCTGGCATTTGAACCCCTTTTACGGTTTGTCAATTTGCGGACGGTGTCTGTCTCCCAGATGCGAAGACCTAGATAAATTATTGTGAACAGGGAAGCCAATGGCGGAAGCCACGTAACCATAACGCCAACCGTCGTTAAAACCGCCGCGCCATCTGCAACTGCTTTAGCTGTGTCTGTATGTTCAGTCATACCATACGTCCTTTAGTCTTACCCTTGGTGGCACAGCCATCAGCCGCAGTTACATAGCCACCTTCTGCACAGTTCCAAGCCCTTAAAGACTTATTAATCCGTGAATCCGGGTCGTTTGCAGTCTTCTCGCTGGTCAGCTTCTTTTTCATTCCGCTCATCCTCGCACAGAAAGAATCTCGCCGGGAGCCGCCCTCGGGTTGAGGTGCTTTCAGTCCGGGTTTCCCGGGGTTGGCCGCATTGTACGAGGCCCGTCCCTTGGCGTTCAAGCCACCCTTATCGGATTTGCCTTCTTTGCGAGTCCATGCTGGAGACTTAGCCATAAAAAATTGTGACTGAAGTTACGTTCGTCACAGTTCCATGAATATTGGTGCTAAATAAAACACCCTCGCCCGGAAATATAAGATACGTAGGTTGCGTAGCAGAAGCTACGGTGTTAAGCGTGATAAGGGTTGTGCCACCTGACCCACCATCTTTAAATACCACACTGCCAGCCGTAGCTGACGGAACCATGTAGACGGCTTTGACCCTTGCTCTAGTAAGAGCAGTAGGTGCTTGATTGGTAAATTGCCCCGTAGAAGTTAACGGGACACTTGCCTGTACATCAGTTTGCATCGACATAGGATGCTCCTAATTAAGCAGTGCGCGTGAACGCGTATGCTGTTGCACTTGAAAACATGATGGTGAAACGGGCTAAACCTGTTACACCAGAGGCAACAGTCAGGTCACCAAAAGTACCTGCGGCAGCAGCGGCATCAACAGCGCCAGTAGACAAAACACCGTTAGTGGCAACAGCAATAGTCACAGTAGATGCACCGGCAGTGTTATCAATGAACAAATCCAACACAGTGCCTTGAGTAGCGCTTACAGCGGCTCCCAACAGAGTACCTGTAGGCAAAGTGATGACTGTGGCGGCGGCTGAAGTAGAAGTGATGTAGCCAGAAGCAACTTGTGCTGCGGTGGCTGTGCCCGTTGCGTTTACTGCGTTTGCGGATGTGGGGGAGTGGTCGGTAATGAAGCCGTTTAAAGATACGACTGGGCCGGAGAACGTAGTACGTGCCATGATTTTTCCTTACATACAAGTTAAGTGCATCAGTCTGTATGTCGTCAGCCGGGACTGTCTAATGCACCGGATAAGCCCGGAATAAAGTCAATATACAACAAAATAAAAGGGGGCACAAGGCCCCCCTTTAAATATTTCCAAAGAAATATTAGGTTGAACCAGAAGATCCAAACATACCCAATGGGTCAGACCAGCCGAAGCTGTAACGCTCACGGGCCTTGTAACGGACGTTGCCAGTGTCAAAGTCACCGTCCATCTTGTTCTCCAAAGGAGAGCGGATGAAGTGCTTCAGACCGTTAGGCACGTCAGTACACAAGAACCAAGCGTTTGTGTCTGTCAAGTAGTTGTTGACTGTGTAGCCTTCAGGGATAGAACCGT